CACCCGCCACGAATGATAATGTAATGTCGGCTCCTGCTCCGGCAATAACGCAGGAAAGCTCAGGCATACCCAAAGCTCTTGCGGACCTTATGACAGCAAACAGCATAACGGAAGAGCAGATAAGAGCGGCAGTAGCAAGCAAGGGATATTTCCCTGCCGATATGCCGATAAAGGACTATCCCAAGGAATTTATCGAGGGCGTGCTTATCGGGGCATGGGAGCAGGTAAAAGCAATGATAACGGAAATGCTTATGACAGACTATGAGAACGAGGCTTACCCGTTCTGATAAACGAAAGGAGAAATAACACATGAGTGAATTTGAAAAAGAATTAGGCTGGGACGACGTAATTGAGAAAGAAAGCGATTTTACGCTTCTTCCCGCAGGTGACTACGACTTTACGATAACAGGCTTCGAGCGTGCGAGATATGAGGGCGGCGAAAAACTGCCGCCTTGCAACAAGGCTGTAGTATCTATTCATATAGACGCTCCGGAAGGCTCAACTACAATTCAGCATAATCTGTTTTTGCACAGCAAGTGCGAGGGTATGCTTTCGGAATTCTTTATCGGCATAGGTCAGAAGAAACACGGCGAACCGCTTCGCATGAACTGGAACAACGTCATCGGTGCCAAAGGTCGTTGCAAGGTGTACATAGATACTTGGAAGAACAAGAACGGCGAAGAAATGCAGTCTAACAGAATAAAAAAATTCTATGAGCCGTCACCTGCACAGACTGTTTCTCAGGCACCTGCAAGCTCTCAGGCGGGTGTATTTACACCGGGTAAATTCTGATGGAATTAAGACCGTATCAGAAAGAAGCCAAAACAGCGGTACTTTCACAGTGGGAGCAGGGCAATTCAAAAACCCTGCTCGTACTGCCTACGGGTTGCGGTAAAACGATAGTTTTTGCAAAAATCGCAGAAGACCGTGTCCGCAACGGAGAAAGGGTACTTATACTTGCGCACAGGGGCGAACTGCTTGAACAGGCGGCGGACAAGATACTGAATGCCTGCGGGCTTGGCTGTGCTGTAGAAAAGGCGGAAGAAAGCTGTATAGGCTCATGGTATCGTATAACGGTAGGCTCTGTACAGTCGCTTATGAGAGAAAAGCGACTTGCACAATTTTCAAAAGACTATTTCAATACGATCATAATTGATGAAGCACATCATTCCATTTCGGACAGCTATCAGAAGATACTCGGATATTTTGATGAAGCAAAGGTACTCGGAGTTACGGCAACACCGGACAGAGGAGATATGAAAAATCTCGGACAGGTATTCGACAGCCTGGCGTATGAATATACTTTGCCGAGAGCTATAAAAGAAGGGTATCTGTCACCGATAAAGGCACTCACCATTCCTCTGAAACTCGATCTGACAGGTGTCGGTACTCAGGCAGGAGATTATAAGGCGAGTGACATTGACACAGCTCTTGACCCTTATCTGTATCAGATAGCGGATGAAATGCTGAAATATTGCAAGGAACGTAAAACGGTAGTATTTCTGCCGCTTATAAAAACGAGTCAGAAATTCTGCAAGATACTTAACGAAAAAGGCTTCCGCTCGGCAGAAGTCAACGGAAACAGCGTTGACAGAGGTACTGTTCTTGCTGATTTCGATAGCGGTAAATATAATGTGCTGTGTAATTCAATGCTTCTGACGGAAGGCTGGGACTGTCCAAGCGTAGATTGCGTAATAGTTCTCAGACCTACTAAGGTAAGAGGGCTGTACTGTCAGATGGTCGGCAGAGGAACAAGGCTTTGTGAGGGTAAGAAAGATCTGTTGCTGCTTGACTTTTTGTGGCACACAGAAAGGCACGAGCTGTGCCGTCCTGCACATCTGATATGTGAAAGCCCTGAAGTTGCCGAAAAGATGACCGAAAATATTGCGGCGGCAGGTATGCCGGTTGATATTGAACAGGCAGAAGAAAAGGCAAAAGAAGATGTAGTTGCTCAGCGTGAGGAAGCACTTGCAAAACAGCTTGCGGAAATGAAAAAACGAAAGAGAAAACTTGTAGATCCTCTCCAGTATGAAATGAGCATACAGGCGGAAGACTTATCTTCCTATGTTCCGGCATTCGGCTGGGAGTGTTCTCCGCCGTCGGACAAGCAGAAAACAACGCTTGAAAAGCTTGGTATATTCCCCGATGAGATTGACAATGCCGGTAAAGCTCAGCTTTTGCTGGACAGGCTCGGCAAACGGCGCACTCTCGGTCTTACAACACCGAAGCAGATACGTTTTCTCGAAAGCCGGGGCTTTAAGCACGTCGGCACATGGCAGTTTGAAAGTGCAAGAAATCTGATTGACAGAATAGCGGCTAACAACTGGCACGTTCCGAACGGAATAGATCCTGCAAGCTATGAACCGAAGGTGGTGAATAATTCAGATGTCAGAATTTGATTTTGACCTTAACGAAGCACTTAAATATATAAGCCCGTCAGACCTTTCATATCAGGAATGGGTGAATGTCGGTATGGCACTCAAAGAAGAGGGCTATTCCGTTACCGTATGGGATAACTGGTCGGCAAATGACAACAGATACCATAAAGGCGAATGTGAAAAGAAATGGGAGAGCTTCAACGGCTCTTCCTCGCCTGTCACGGGCGCTACCATAGTTCAGATGGCTAAGGACAGAGGAATGATGTTCGGCACGGGAGAAGACCGTGAGCTTGACTGGGACGATGAAATATCATACGAACATCACGATGAGCACGTTGTTGTAAACAAAAACTGGATAGAGGGCAAAGAAATAAACGCTCCGACGGACTGGCAGCCTCACAGAGAAATAATCAGATACCTTGAAGCATTATTCGAGCAGAGCGAAAATGTCGGATATGTTGTGCAAAGCTACGAAAAAGACGGTAAATTCATCCCTGCCAACAAGGGCTATTATGACCGCACGGCAGGTCAGCTTATCGAATCATTGTCGCAGTGTGACGGCGATATAGGCTCTGTTCTCGGTGATTACAACACTCAGGCGGGGGCGTGGATACGTTTCAATCCTCTTGACGGCAAAGGCGTAAAGAATGAAAACGTAACCGAATACAGATATGCGCTTGTCGAAAGCGACAATGTAGATATAGAAAAACAGCACGCAATCATCTGCGAGCTTGAACTGCCAGTAGCTGTGCTTGTGTACAGCGGAAAGAAGTCACTGCATGCTATTGTAAAGGTAGATGCCGCAAATTACGATGAATACCGTAAACGTGTAGATTTTCTGTATCAGATATGTCAGAAAAACGGACTGTCACCCGATACGCAGAATCGTAATCCGTCAAGATTATCACGTCTTCCCGGTGTTCAGCGTGGTGAAAACAGGCAGTACATAGTTGATACAGACATCGGTAAAAACGGTTGGGATGAGTGGCGGGAATGGATAGAAAGTGTAAATGATAATCTGCCCGATCCTGAGAATTTAGCGGATGTGTGGGACAATATGCCGGAGCTTGCACCGCCGCTTATTGACGGCGTGCTCAGACAGGGGCATAAAATGCTTATCGCAGGACCGTCAAAGGCCGGCAAATCCTACGCACTTATCGAGATGTGCATTGCGATAGCCGAGGGGGCAAATTGGTTGGGCTGGCAATGTGCAAAAGGCAAAGTAATGTATGTCAACCTGGAGCTTGATGACGCAAGCTGCAAGCACCGTTTCAAAGATGTTTACACGGCGATGGGGTTAAAACCTGATAACTTCGGGAATATAGACATCTGGAATTTGCGTGGACACAGTGTGCCGATGGACAAGCTCGCACCGAAACTTATCCGCCGTGCGAGCAAGAAGAACTATATTGCCATTATCATAGACCCGATTTATAAGGTTATTACCGGTGACGAGAACAGCGCAGATCAGATGGCGCATTTCTGCAATCAGTTTGATAAGGTATGCACGGAGCTTGGCTGTGCAGTTATATACTGTCATCACCATTCAAAAGGTGCACAGGGCGGTAAGCGTTCAATGGACAGAGCCTCGGGTTCGGGTGTATTCGCAAGAGATCCCGATGCACTGCTTGACCTTACGGAGCTGGAGCTTACCGACAGCATAATAAAGCACGAAAAAGACAAGATGACCTGCAAGATATGCTATGACCAGCTGAAGAAATGCGGACACGAAGACGATGTTTCACAGGATGATATATGCAGTGCAAAGCAGATGCGTGAAGCGCTCAGAAACGCTGTGCCGGACGCAGATTATAAGCATGTGTGTGATTTCATTACCAAGTGTGAAAAACGCACAGAGAGCCGTACAGCGTGGCGTATAGAAGGCACGCTCCGAGAGTTTCCGAAGTTCCCGCCGGTGAACGTTTGGTTTGATTATCCCGTTCATCGTATAGACAAGACCGACGTATTAAAAGACATACAGCCCGATGACGGCAGAGCAGTAGGCTGGCAAAAGAATTTCAGCAAGAAAAAGACCGAAAAGGAACGTAAGGACGAGCGTAAAGAATCGCTCGAAACGGCATTTGATGCTTGTATGATTGACGGCAAGGTTACTTTATCCGGTATGGCCGAGTATATGGGCGTGACCGAAAAGACGGTCCGAAACCGTATAAAAGAGCACGGCGGTTTCTGGATTGACGATAACGAGGTAGGGAAAAAGTCGAAGTGAAAACTTTCACTGCGAGGGAAAATCTCGGTGATTTTCATTTTCACTGACAGGGAAAATGTCGAGAAAATTTCTTTCACTGTCAGTGAAAAAGTCGAGAATTTTCACTTTCCCTACAGAGTGAAAAAGTCGGTGAATTATCGAGATTTTCACTGTCAGGGAAAATCTATTATTATAAACAATACTTCTGTCGGGGCAGAGGTAGCCCGACAGAAAGTATTTTGAATAATGACGCACACGAGGAGGTGCAAACTTAAATGGCAAAAACAAGCAAAGCAAGACAAGCTATAATCGAGGTAGCTAAAAAAATGCCGCCGCTGTTTCACAAGATTCCCGATGAGGATTTTGATTACAGAAAAGCAAGGACACTCTGGTGGCTCGTCAAACAGCCGGAAGTTCTTAAGTATGTCTGGGATATAGTCAAACAGTCGGGCGCAGTGATATATGACGGCACAACTCGCAAATGGCACGGTGTAGATTTTGAGGAGGTCGATGATGAAGACTGAATTTTTTATGCCGATGATACCGCCTACGGTAACGGCGCAGGAACACAAAGTAACGGTTTCTCACGGCAAGCCGATATTCTATGATCCGCCCGAAGTCAGATCGGCGAAGGCTAAACTGACAGCGTACCTTTCTCAGCATAAACCCGACAAACCGTATAAAAAGGGGGTAAGGCTGACGACAAAGTGGCTGTTCCCGAAAGAACAGCACAAAGACGGAGAGTATCGTATAACGAAGCCAGATACCGACAATCTTCAGAAAATGCTGAAGGACTGCATGACTGTTTGCGGTTTCTGGACTGATGATGCGCTTGTCGCAAGCGAGATATGCGAAAAGTTCTGGGCGGCAAATCCCGGAATATATATCAAGGTCGAGGTGCTGAAATGACGATAGACGAAGTTCAGCAGGCTATGGTAAACGGTCAGACCGTAAGGCATACACACGGAGGAATAACCGCCGAATACACAATAAGCGGTGTTATATCCCGTTACAGCAAGATAAGAGGCTGGTATTATGTGCTTGAGCTTAAAGACAGAAAAGCGGACAGCTTGTCTGTCGTGAATATGGAGGAGGTTGAAAATGACAGAGTATATTAAGCGTGAAGTATTGTCAAAAATTATGAACGATATAGCAGGAGATGAAACTTGCCCTATGAACATTGCGGCAGATATTTATTATGCTGTAGATTGCATACCTGCGGCTGATGTCGAACCAGTAAGACACGGGTGCTGGGAAGTAGGGTATTTTCACGATCGAGTGTGCAGCTGTTGCTTGCACCCCGACAATGACCTTGACGATTATCCACATCCGTACTGCCCTAACTGCGGGGCAAAGATGGACAAAAAAGACGGACAAAGGAGATAAATAATGACTAAACGCAAACCCGCAACCGAAACCTGCCTGTTCTGTGGGCGCAAAATTCCTGACAGAAGCAACGCAGACACAATCAGAGAGTTTGTCTGCCGTTTTCAGCAGACGGCAAGTGAATCGACAACGACATTACTTGGCACAAGCATTGTAACTTACAGAATATCGCCAGAGGAGCTTGAGGAACTTATGGATAATATGATAGCGGAGGTAATTGGAGAAGATAGCATGATGAAAGCTTGGTTTGCAAAAGAAACTGTTAATTTTAGGGCAACAGTCGTCTTTGCTGAAACACGAGACAAAGCAAAATCAGCCGCATTAATTACCGATTGCTGTGAAGGTGCAAATTTCTGCGATATTGAAGTAAGACGAGTACCACAAATGGACAAGTATTACGTTGATGGAAAATCGGAAATGGATTGGTTCAATCCGAAAGACAGAATTGCATTGGTGAAAGAATGCGGATTTTACTGTGAAGAGCCGATAGCAGAATGCTGCAAATCCTGTCCTGCAAAAGATTTTTGCGATGAGGCAGTGCTGGAAAAGGAGCACCCCAATGACCGCTAAAGAATACCTATCACGCTACCATCTTATCAACATACGCATAAATCAAAAGATAGATCAGCAACGACAGCTTCGGGAGCTCGCTACCAACATATCACCGTCATCTGGAGGAGGACACAGCAGCGGGGTATCTGACAAGGTGGGTACGGCTGTTGCAAAAATTGCAACACTGGAGCAGGAGATAAACGCAGAGATAGACGAGCTTATCCGTGTCAAGGCTGAGATAGAGCATACTATATCGGCAGTGGCTGACGAGCGATTAAAGCTGATACTAATAGCACGGTACATAAACTGTAACCGTTGGGAACAGATAGCTGTTATGCAGAACATAGAACTTAGATGGTTGTATAGATTACACGGGCGGGCACTCTCGGAAGTAAGTAAAATAATTGACCATTGAAATACACATAAAGAGTGTGATATGATTACGATAGAAAAGAAGCGAAAGCGTAGTGACCGAGGAGCGGCTAATAAGCCGCCAGGTCACCTTTTCTGTCAATTATGCGTACAAGAGTATTCATTGGACCTCCTTTTTCTTAGTCGAGCCGTCCGCTCTTCTGATTCTTTCGTGCGGACGGTGACGAATACTTCAAGCACTCTGCAAAGGGTGCTTTTCTTATATCTTAAATTTATGTTAAAAGCTTGTTCGAGATGTGGCAAGATCCACAAGCCCGGTGAATGCACAGCCGGGATAAAGTATACACAGAAGATACGGGACAGCGAAGCCGACAGGTTTCGTAACCGCAAGATATGGCGCAGAAAAGCTGATGAAATACTCGAGCGTGACGGTCACTGCTGCAGGGTGTGCCTGTCGGCAGGCGTTATCAACAGCACGGATCTGTCTGTGCATCATATTGTACCGCTAAAGGTCGATTATGACCGCAGACTTGATAACGACAACCTTATAACGCTTTGCCGCTATCATCACGAGGCGGCGGAGCGTGGGCGTATCAGCAGGCAGGAACTGGCAACTATGACTTGTACCGTCGATTTTTCGCACCACAACATATAGTGGTATAATGCTATACACCACAATATATAGCGTACCCCCCTACCCTTGCGATTTTTGAGGGGTCCCGGTCTGACATCTGACCGCCACCTCTTTACACGATATATTCCCGATATGACTTTGAGAGGAGTGAGTATATGCCCAGAGGAGCAAAAACGATAGACAACTGTGCAGGACACAGGACAAAGAAAGAAAAAGAAGCCCGTGAGAAAGCTGAAGCGGCTATGCTCACAGGGCAGAGGTGCTTCGAGCGTGACTGTGTAAAGGCTGATCCGGTAGCGCACAAGGAGTACCTGCGGCTGACAAAGTTACTCAGCACGATACAGAAAAACGACGCACTGTACGGAGCAAGCATAAACCGATATTGCGAGCTGTACAGCGAAGTAAACACTGTCAAAGCTGATGCGGTAACGCAAAGAGCAGTGCTGTCGAAGATTGAGATAGCTTTTAACAATTTGCCGGACGAAGAAGCGACAGGCGATGAGCTGATGAAGTTTACAAAGCTGATGTCCGGAGCTCTTGCAAAGATAGCCGAACTTGATAAGATAATAATGCAGAAACGAAAAATGATGAGCGACATTGAAAAGGAAAACGGTTGGACGGTGCTTTCCGCTATCAGAGCAATACCGAAGCAGGCGGAAAAGCCCGAAGATGACGCTCTGATGAAGATATTACAGGGAGGCGAGAATAATGGGGCTGTTTGATAAGATATTCAGACGTGACACTGAAGGCACGGATATTGAAGTGGCTTTCGGACTAAAGCAGATAAGCAACATAACACGAGAACAGGCGCTTGAGATCCCTGCGGTTTCAGCGGCTGTTAATTTTATAGCCGGCACAATAGCAAGTCTGCCGATAAGGCTGTATAACAGCAATGACAAGGTTCAGACAGCGGCGGAAATCACTGAGGATAACCGCCTGTATCTGCTGAACGAAGAATCGGGCGATACTCTGAACCCGACAGAAATAAAGCGTGCGGTTATCCGTGATATGCTCCTTGACGGAACGGGATATATGCACATAGAGCGGAGCGGAAACGAGGTATCGGCTCTCAGATATGTCAGTGACAGTGCTGTAAGTGTGGAGAAAAATTCTGACGCAATCTATAAGACGCTCCGTATGCTTGTTGACGGCAGAGTGTACAATCCGTGGGATTTCGTCATTCTCAGTCGTAACAGCGTTGACGGAGGAAAGGGAGTAAGCATACTTGCCGAGAATCCCACGATCTTGACATCAAGCTATATGCTGTTACAGCTTGAAAAGGCGATGAGCCGCAGAGGCGGTAACAAGAAGGGCTTTCTGCGCACAGAGCACAGAGTAGACGAGCCAGCGATGCAGGCTATACGTGAAGCATGGAGAAAGCTTTATAGCAACAACGGCGACGGTATGATGATACTGCAGAACGGGCTCGACTTCAAGGAAAGCAGTTCTACCGCCGTTGAGATGCAGTTAAATCAGAACAAGGTGACAAATGCCGAGCAGATAGCAATGCTGTTTGGCTTATCTCCCTATGTGCTGTCGGGCAGAGCCGATGACAGAACGTATATCAACAGCATAAGGACAGCCGTACTGCCTGTTGTTTCTGCGCTTGAAATGGCGCTTAACAGGGCGTTATTGCTTGAGAAAGAAAAGCATAGTAAGTATTTTATCATAGATACTTCCGAGCTTCTGAAAGCGGATATTCTGACACGCTATCAGGCGTATCAGATAGGTCTTGCGGCGAATTTCTTACAGCCTGACGAAATACGCTTCAAGGAAAATCTTGCACCGCTCGGACTTGACTTTATCAAGCTCGGCCTTAACGATGTGCTTTATGATCCGAAAACAAAGCAGATATACACGCCAAATACCGACAGCCACGCTAAAATTGATGATGCGGGCTTGCAAAACGGTGGTGAGGGTGATATAATAGCAGAAAAGAGATACAACGATAAGCACGATGAAAAAGGACTGTTTGCAAGGAAGGACGGCGGTGCGATCAAATCCGTTACGGTCAACGATGACGGCACGGTAACAACGGTTTACAAGCCGCAGGCTAAAACAAAATATGCACCGTCACCGCAGAGAAATCACAAAAGCATATGACTTAACGATAGTGAATACAACAAGGTGTGCAGTGAGTTTAATTCTTTGAATCCGGGTTCAAAAAAAGGTGAAACAGATTTAGTAAGCAAAAATGGAATTAGATATTTCGTAGAATCCGACGGAGAAGGTGGCATCACGATTTATAGGGCTTGGGAGGAAGATTAGTGAAGAAAATAATAATTAATTACGATAAATATACGACGGAATATCAGAAATATATTATAGACCGTTTTTCTGAAAGCATTCCCGAAATTGTAGATTCCCCGTGCGATGAAGAAACAAGAAGAAATCATCATACATATGGCGATTTTTTGTGTGTGCTTGAAGCACCTAAACCGTATGGGGTAGAAAAAGAAATGCTTGCATTTGGTAAAAATAGTCCGGAAGCAACATTAAAAGATTTTGTTAAATATTTTTTATCTATAACCCCTGATGACCTTCCGCCAAATTTAAAGGCGAAAAGGGCCGAAGAAAAAACTTGAAATTGTTATTTTTAGCCGCTCTTTAAGGGCGGTTTTCTTATACCCGTGTGCAATCAATTGCACTTGACTTGAACACAAACTTTGCAAAAACAGCCGTTTTTTGTGAAGTTCGGTGCAAATCAGAACCAAACTTAATAATTTTACCGCTCTTAAAAAGGGCGGTATTTTTATACCCAAAATCAATTGGAGAAAGGAAAATAAAAATGAAAGTATTTATCTCACAGCCTATGAGAGGCAAAACAGACACGGAAATCACTAAGGAAAGGCATAAAACCATAAGTAAAGCAAAAGAACTTTACGGGGAAGATGTTGAAGTAATTGATTCGTTCTTTCAGTCTGCCCCTACTGATGCAAAGCCGCTGTGGTTTCTCGGTAAATCGCTTGAGCTTCTTTCCGGAGCAGATGTTGCGGTGTTCTGTCCCGGGTGGGAAGATGCAAGAGGCTGCCGAATAGAACACGACTGCTGTGTTGAATATGGAATAGAATGTTTACATCTTTAATGAAGCATTTCTAGTGGTGTTTTATGCACAAAACAGAAAGGACGGAGAATCATGGATGAAAAAGCAATAAAAATTGCAAAAAACTACATAGAAGAACATTTAGACAAATCAGTCGCAAAACCTGATTTTGATGTTTATACAGTGTGGAAGTGTAAAACTCTTCAGAACTGGAAATACTTGCTTTCAAGCACTCTTCCCGACGGTATGTATTATGAGCTTACATATAACGGCGATAAAAAAGAGTGGTATCTTGACGCATACAAGAAGGTAGAAAACAAGGTTGTTATTGAGTGACAACTAATCAAATATCGGAATGAAGCACCTTAACGGGTGCTTTTTTATATCCACAACACAGAAAGGAGTGATAAAAATGAAAATCGAAATCCGCTCCGCTGATCTTATGCACATCAGCGGATATGTAAACGCTGTCGAGCGTGACAGTAAACAGCTGCCTGCGTCAATGGCACCTGGTATGACAACGCCGTTTGTTGAGCGTATCGTAAGCGGTACGTTTGCGAAAAGTCTTAAGGATCATCCGAAGGTTGAACTGAGATTCAACCACAGTAAGGTACTTGACACTACAGACGGAACGCTTAAACTGCGTGAGGACAGCATAGGACTTCACGCAGAAGCCGACATCACCGACAGAGAAGTAATCGCAGAAGCGAGAGCAGGACATCTGACAGGGTGGAGCTTCGGCTTTTCGGGAGCACAGGCGCACATTGAGCCGTGTGACAAGGGTGTGCAGCGCAGAATGATTACGGGATTGACACTGCACGAGGTATCAATCCTCAACCGCAATCCTGCTTACATCGCAACGTCGATAGAAACGAGAGGCGAAGAAACGACCGTGACGGAACAGCGCAGTGCCGGAAACGATACGGTCGAGGTAACAGGTGAAATCCGGGAGTTTATCCCCGATTACAGCAAGGAAATAGAAATTTTAAAGCTTATGTCGGAATAATCCGGCGGAAAGGAAACAGTATGAATTTAAAAGCACTCATCGAAAAGAGAAATGCTCTTATCGCCGATATGAAGTCACTCTGCGATAAGGCTACAGCAGAAACAAGAGCGATGACAACAGAGGAGCAGACAGACTATGACGCTAAGAAGGCGGAAGTCGAAGCGCTGAACAAGACAATCCGCTCAATCGAGGAGCAGAACGCTCTTAATCTGAACTCCGCAAAGGCTGACGGCACAGCAACCGACAAGGAACAGGCAGAGACAAGAGCCTTCGAAAACTATCTGCGTACAGGCCAGATAGTCGAAACAAGAGAAGATGTCAATCTGACAAAGGGCGATAACGGCGCAGTTATTCCTGCGACTATCGCAAACAAGATAATCCGTAAGGTTATCGACATCTGCCCTATTTATCAGATGGCAACGAGATACACGCTTGCAGGTACTCTCTCAATTCCCTACTACGACGAAGGAACGCAGGCTATCTCAATGGCGTATGCCACAGAGTTTACGGACCTTGCAAGCACATCGGGTAAGTTCCTCAGCATTGAACTCAAGGGCTATCTTGCAGGTGCGCTCTCAAAGGTTTCAAGAAGCCTTATCAACAACTCGCAGTTTGACATCGTTTCATACGTTATAAACGAGGTTTCGATTGCGGCAGCAAAGTGGATCGAAAACCAGCTTATCAACGGCACAGCAAGCAAGATAGACGGTCTTGCCGCAGGCGTTACACAGGTGGTAACGACCGCATCGGCGACAGCTATCACGGCAGATGAGCTTATCGACCTGCAGGAAACGATCCCCGACGTATATCAGGATAACGCCTGCTGGATCATGAACAAGGCTACAAGAACCGCTATAAGAAAGCTCAAGGACAACGAGGGCAGATATATCCTCAATCCCGACGCAACAGCAAAGTGGGGCTATACACTGTTCGGCAAGCCCGTATACACAACCGACAGCGTATCGGCTATCGCTTCCGAAAAGACAGCTATCTACTACGGCGATATGAGTGGTCTTGCCGTTAAGACCTCCGAAGATGTGTCTATCCAGATACTTAACGAAAAGTACGCAACACAGCACGCTGTCGGCGTTATCGCATGGGTGGAGATTGACGCAAAGGTCGAGAATGCCCAGAAGATTGCCGCCCTTAAAATGAAGAAGGCAGGAGGCTAATAACCTATGACAGTAAAGGCAACGACCAACTTTTCGGGCACCGTCAGTATGGCAAAGGGCGAGGAGCGTGAGCTCCCTGCCGGTCCTGTGCTGAACGACCTGCTCTCCTGCGGGTACATAGTGCCTGTAGACAAGGAGGAGAAAAGTGAAGCTAAGCGAGGTAACAAGCGCAAAGATTAAAGCATTCTGCGGTGTCAGCGATGACGAGGACGGAATGCTTGAAATCTGTGCCGGAGCGGCGAAATCCTATATCAAGGGCTATACGGGGCTTGATGATACTCAGATAGACGAATACGAAGACATCACGGTGGCTTACTTAGTGCTTATAAACGACATGTATTCCTCTCGTGACTTCTCGTCCGACAGAGCGTCGCAGAATCCCGTGACCGCTCAGATACTCGCCCTGCACAGCGTAAATTTGTTGAACGGAGTGAATGAGAATGACATTTAACAGAAAAATAACGCTCATATCCTCCGAGCAGAAAAACGGTTCGCAGGGCAAAACAGACAGGGCGGTAAAGACCGTATACGCAAAGGTTTCCGAGCCTGGCGTAACGGCAAAATATGCCGCCGAAACGGCAGGATACAAGTCAGAGCTTACGGTGTATATGTGGCGGCGTGAATACAGCGGTCAGTCGGTCGTACAGATTGATGGCAAGCGGTATCACGTCGAAACAACCGGAGAGGCCGACAGCGACCTGCATATAAAGCTGATACTGGCGAGAGGAGGCTGACAATGATAACAGAAAAGATTGATTCGGCACTCTCGGCGGTATTTGAGCATTTTTACAGCTATATGCCTGAGTTTGAGGACGGCAAAGAGCCGGAGAAGTATGCAGTGTACAATTTATCGTACAGGGATACGTTCTTCAGCTCCGGCAGGGCAAATATACGGCAATATGCGTTGTCTGTGAGCGTATTTTCACCGCAGGCAGACATTGAGCTGTATGACAAAACGCAGACGGCGATAGAGAATGTAGGCGGTATATTTACCGGCACTGCCGATCTGTCGCAGTTTGATGTTTATCCCAACAGAAAAATTTTAGTCATGGAGTTTACGCTCTATGAGGAAAGGACATAACTATGGCAAAAGTAATACAGGGTACAGATCGTAAGTCGGCTGTGTGCACAAAGCGTTTTGCGTATGCACCGCTGACAACGGATAACGCCGATACACTGGCATACGGTGACGTGACCGAGATTAAGGACATACTTATCACAACAAAGTACACGCCTAAAATGAACAGTGCATCGCAGTATGCGAGCGGCGTTGAGGTTGACAGCTATGTAGCTAAGGCAGGCGGTACGCTTGACGTAACAATTGTGAACACAAATTCCGCTGACGAGGTGGCACTTTTCGGTGCAAAGGTGAACACGGCAACGGGAGTGCTTGAAAGCGGTAAGGATGATGTTGTACCCGATGTAATGTGCATATACAGCACTATGACATCAGACGGCAAGATAAACCTGTACAAGTTCCCCAAGTGCAAGTTTACTTCACAGGGCGAGAACGTACAGACAACTGATGAGAACGGCGTAACATTCAATAGCCTTGCACTGCAGGCAAATTACAAGGCGCTTATCAACACAGGTGTTGATATGTACTGCGTAAAGGGTCTTGATCCTGTAGCGGATAAGACAAGCATTGACGCATGGTTTGCGACCGCTTCAGGCGTTATTGTAGCTGAAGTGTAAAAAAAGTACAGATATGACGGGGCGGGAAACTGCCCCGAAAATTATCTACAGGTGAAAAAAGGAACTGATATTAAGATACATAGAACTGCTTGAATTGTGTCGCAGTGAACTTTACGATCCGTTCCTTGCGGATATAGAGGAAAGATGCCTTGAAGCGATAGGAATACTGCTCAGGTATAACCATAACCACGATCCGCACACAGGCAGATTTACAAGTGGCAGTGGGGTTGACAACGGCGGAGAAAGTGGTATAATAGAACCTAAACCGACTGGAGCTAACGAGTTACAGGTTAAGGGGTTTAAGAATAAGCAGAAATTGAACAACCACTGGAAGAACGGACGCACACATAGTGATGAATACCTTATTGACGGAATTATAACTGCTGAGCAGTACGAGAAAAGAGCAGTTGAATTACTTGAGTCTCCTGTTGGTGAAAATATTTGCGGGCATATTGACAAAGACAAGAATATCATTCGTTATGATATAGCTAAAAATGACTTTGTAAAGGGCAGTATTACAAAAGGTGTTATTACAATGTATAAGCCCCAAAAAGGTCGGTCTTATTACGAACAGCAGAGAACGGAGGACTTAAAACATGGAGGAAAAGCATAAGTGTCCTGTATGTGGTAAATACGAATTTGAAGCATATAATTGCATGGATATATGTGATGTTTGCGACTGGTGCGATGATGCGATACAGGAGAGCAATCCTAAATATGAGGGCGGCGCAAACAAAATGAGCCTTAATCAAGCAAGAGAGGCTTATAAAAAGGGAATACAGATAAGATAGTAATAAACCGCCCACAGCAGTGAGCGGTTTTCTTATACCCGTGTGCAATTGATTGCACAAAACTTAATAATTTCACCGCTCTTTGCAAGGGCGGCATTTTTATACCCAAAAAGGAGCAACAATGTTCACAGAACTTTTAAACAAGAAAATTTACATCACAGATACTTTATATCTGCGATACGACATAAAAGCGTTTATAGAAGCGGAAGAAAAGGGCATCAGCCCGTTTGAACTGACATTTCCTCTGCCGCTTGACTACATCAGAGCGGGGCTCAGATGTTGCTTTGATGAACTGGGAGCCGACCCTGTAAAACGTTCCGAGATAGTGGCATATATGATAAAGGAATTGTCGCAGGAATACCTGCAGGACAGGGTGCTTGCCGCTACGACCGCCGCACTTCCTGCGCCGATAGTGGGAAGTAAGCCGACAGAAGAAAAGCCCGACTTCAAGAAGCTACGCAGTCTGTTTATAGATATTATGGGACGGACGGAGGATGAATTCACATATTCCACGCTGTACGAAATAACGGACAGATGGAACGACTACGCAACGTTTATGGGGTACAAAGCCCCGACAGAGAGGTTTGTGCAGTATGACGATTAAAAACAGCCGTGCGTACAAATATGCCGTGTGGGCATCGCAGGACAGCTCCGGTAAGGTCGGAAGATACGTCAGAAAACAGTGCGCCGAATGGCTTAAAGCTGTCGATGACGGTTATGTAGATGTTCAGGAATGGAACAAAATAACCGCATTGCTCAAAGCCATACAGCACCCGGACTTAGGCCGTGATATGTACTCATCGCTTGAAGATTACAGCCTGCTTTTTATATATGCGGTGCTTTGCACGAAAACAGACGGGAAGCTGTATTACAGCACGGGACTGCTCGAAATCGCCCGAAAGAACTACAAGACGTTCACAGCGGCGGTAATATTCATCATCGGTATGCTGACACTGCCACGCTTTTCCCGTCTGTTCTCTGTAGCTCCCGACTTAAAGCTGTCGAGCGAGCTGAAAGTAGCTATCAAGAAAATTATAAAATCCTCTCCGCTGCTTGAAAAGCATTTCAAGGTTATGCGGTCCGAGATCAGATGCTTGATGTGTGATACGGAGTATACTCCGCTTGCTTATAGTAAAGATGGACTTGACGGTAAACTGGCTCACCTGTTTCTTGCCGATGAGGTTGGCGCAATGGACAGCTATCCTATTGAAGCAATGCGTTCTTCACAGATTAACCTTAAAAGCAAGCTCGGAATACTTATTTCCACACAGTACCCGAATGATGATAACGGATTAAAGGACGAAATCGACATAGCAAAGAAACAGCTTGACGGGGTGTACATCTCCGGTAAGAAATATTTTGCACTGTTGTACGAGCCTGATATAGAGATCGTCCCAGACTGGAAGACGAATGATAGCGTGCTTTTACAGTCGAACCCTGTAGCTGTGGATAATGCAGATCTGTTCTCGGAGCTTAAGGACAGTCGTCAGATTGCCGTGCTATATGAAAACAAGCGTGAGAACTTTCTCTGCAAGCACTGTAATATTCAGTATAAGGGCGTAGGCAGTGAGGGTTATGTTGACCTTATAGCCATACAGAACTGCTCGCAGGACGTGCCTGACGAATTCTGGCGGGGTAAGATAGTCTATCTCGGACTTGACCTCTCTCAGACTGAGGATAACACAGCGCTCGCTATGATATGCTATCACGAGGGCAAGATATATGTTAAAGTGGTAGCATTTGTTCCTGCCGAAAAGGTTGAGGAAAAATCGGTAAAGGAACATGTTAATTACAAGACGCATATTGCAAACGGTGATTGCTTTGCGTGCGGCGATTATATCATAGACTACGGCTTTGTCGAGAATTACATACTGACGCTGAAAGAAAAGTACGGCGTTATAATAGCTCAGCTCGGCTTCGACCGTTGGAATGCGCTCTCCACAGTGCAGAAGCTCGAAAGCGCCGATGATCCGATAGAGTGCGTAGAGATACGACAGCATTCAAGCGTACTCCACGCCCCGACGAAGTGGCTCAAGGAACAGATACTCACGGGAAATATAGTGTTTGCAAAGAACGAATTGCTTGAAATAAATTTCAGCAACGCCCGCTGTACAGAGGACACGAATTTAAATAAATACGTTAACAAAAAGCGTTCCGCAGGCAAGGTCGATATGGTGGTGTCGCTGATAAATGCGGTGTATCTGCTTCAGCAGGAGATACTCAACGGCGATTGCGGCGTGTTCGTGCAGTATTGACAATGTTCTCCGCTTGCTGTATAATGTAGGCAGAAAAGGAGGAAATACTTATGTATTTGAAATTGTTGACTACTGATTCTGCAACTAATACCGTGAATGGTATACTTATTTTGATTATGTTGCTTATATGTGCGGCAGGTATTTATTGCTTTTATCGCTTAATAAAACGTAGCAAACAAAACGAACAGTATATTGAAGAAAGCGGCTACAAGATCACAGATGAATTGGGTGATCTTAAAGTAGATAAAAATAATTCTGTCTGGTGGGTAAAAAACTATTTTGGTGAGCCTAAAATTCGCAACTTCAACGAAGTAATTGACTATGAGCTTGTTGTAAATGACAACACTGTTAAAGGAAAAGGCGCATTTTCAAGGGCTGTTGCCGGTGGATTGCTATTCGGCGGTGTTGGAGCAGTGGCAGGAGCTTCAACAGCAAAACGGGTAACTGTTGTTACGGCACTATATATCAATGTGTATCTGAAAGACGGCACACTTGAAAGAATAAACTTCATTAATACCGCAACTAAAACAGATTCTTTTACATATAACACGATGAAGGATTGTGCTGAAAAAGCCAGTGCTTTGTTTACGGCTATGATTGCGGACAACGAAAGCAAAAACGCCTCTCCTGCTTCGGCTATAAGTGCGGCAGATGAGATAGCAAAGTACAAAAAACTGCTTGATGACGGCGCAATAACCGAAGAAGAATATAATGCAAAGAAAAAGCAGTTGATGGAAATATAACGAGAGATTAAGCCCAAAACTGAATAAATCATCCACTCCGAAAGGGGTGGATTTTTTATACCCAAATTTCTGAAAGGAGCAATAAAATGTCCGATGATTTATTCACTATTGATTTATCCGGAATGGACCTTAAAGATCTCATTCAAGTAGTAAACGAAATGGATAGCAAGCTGAACAACAAAATCATCCCCGAAATTCTTGAAGAAGTCGGCGATGAACTGATAGACGAAGAACGGCGAATGCTGCAGGGCAGGTCGAATAAAGACGGATCTCCGACAAAGCTCAGCGGATTGCTGACGAAGCAGATAACAAAAACAGGCAAGCTGTACAAGGTAAAAGCCGGGTATGACACAGCTACAATTAAAGCGCATCCTGAAAGCGTGATTATAGAGTTTGGCAGACCGGGTAAAAAGAGCCGCAAGAAAGGCGGCAAGGATAAGCTTGGCAGAAAGATAGGCGCTGTGCAGGCATACTCGCACATCAGAGCGGCGCTTATATCAAAGAAGAAAGCAATCACGGAGCTTGCGGAAAACCGCTTCCGTGATGAAATAGAAGAACTGTGGGAAAAGGGAGATAAAAAATAATGGCACAGGAACTTACTGCGAATTTCGGGGCAAACAGTACAAAATTTTCTAAGGGCGTACAGGAAATAAAAGCCCAGCTCACCGAGCTTAACAAAGCCCTTGAACTCAATAAGCAAGCCGTTGCAGACACAAACAAAAAAGCTAAGGAGTACGAAAAAGAACTCAATCAGCTGAAAACAGCCGAGAAAGAAAACGGCACAGTTACAAAAGAACAGAAAGCCCGGATGGCAGAGCTTGAAAAGGAGATTGACAAGGCACGCACCAGAGCCGCTCAGCTTAAAGCTGAACAGATCGACTTGAAAACCGAGTTGAAAGAAACCACGAGCGAATTAAAGAAGCAAAAAGCAGGTGTCAGTGGTGTTTCTGATGAGATGAATAAGATGAAAACGCTGATAACCGGCTTTATTGCGGCTTACGGCGGTAAAAAGCTTTGTGAACTGCTGATAGGCTCGAATGACGAAATGGAGCAGTATACAACCTCGCTTGAAGTTATGCTCGGTTCTGCATCAAAAGCATCAGCAATGATAGAGAAAATGCGGGACTTTGCCGCAAAAACGCCGCTTACGCTTGAAAACGTAATCTCCGGCGGTTCGCTTCTGATGAGCTATGGCGTGGACGAAAGCAATCTTATCGATACTATGACAAAGCTCGGAGATCTCGCACGCGGTAATGCCGAAAAAATGGACAGAATAACGCTTGCCTACGGTCAGATGCTTGCAAAGGGCAAGGTTACAGGCGAAGAACTTATGCAGATGACGGAGGCAGGTGTACCGCTTCAGACAGCACTTGCCGAAAGCATAGGCGTGACAGGTGAAGAATTTTCCAAGATGGTTTCCGCAGGCAAGGTCGGCATAGACGATCTGAACAAGGCTATAACTGGGCTTACAACAGGCAACGGAAAGTTTGCGGGAATGATGGAAAAGCAGTCACAGACTATGCATGGTATGCTCAGTACCTTGCTGGATAACATATCCGAGTTCTTCCGCAAAATGGGCGAGGGCGCTTTCGGAGAAGTAAAGTCGGTATTGCAAGATGTCAGCGACCAGCTGGCAGAATGGGAGCAGGACGGAACGCTTGACGAGTGGGCACAGAATTTAGGTGTATTGCTTAAAAATCTTGTTGCTTTTATGAAGCAGGCTATATCTGTAGGTTTCCAGTTCAAAGAGGTAATTCTTGCGGGAGCTGTGGCTCTCGGTACGTTTAAGGTTGCTATAGGAATTGGCAATATTATAAGCACAACGGTCTTGAGAATAAAAGAGTTTGGCATTGCAACAGAACTTGCGACAATAAAGCAAAAAGCTTTTAATGCAACCGGTGCGGCTAATCCGTATGTGCTTATGGCTTCGTTGTTAGCTACATTGGTGGTTGACACAATTGCGTTCACTTCCGCATCGGATGATGCAAAAAAGTCAATAGATGAATTGAAAGATTCGGCAAACGGAGCGAAAGACAAGGCAGATGAACTATCCGATGTACTTGAACGTTATAAGACCATTAGTAATAGCACAGGCACAGCGGCAGAGAAAACAGAGGAACTCCAGTCATTACAGAAACAGCTGAATGATACGTACAGCACTACAGCTGAAAAGCTTGATCTCGTAAACGGAAAATATGAGGATAATATCGAAAAACTGCAAGAAGCAACAAGGCAGGAAAAAGAGTTAGCATTAGCAAAAGCACAATCATATTACGATGAATTAGCGTCCTCTGACGCAAATCGAAACTATGATGATGTTCACAGTGTAGATTCTGACGAGGATATGAGTGCCGTGAGCAAAATAACAATTGCCACACATAAAGATCACGAAGGTACGGGCAGAGGAGCATATAAAACCTATCCGCTTTTTGGCGATGCTAATTTGTACGATCAAGTAACTGGAACCGCTCGTCAGCGAGCCGATTATTATAAAGATGTTGTAACAAGGCTTAAAGAAGCAAATCTTGAAGCAACGGAAGCCTATAAAAATTACAACAATTTATGGATTAAGTATGAAGATGAAGCACAGAAAATAGAAAAAGCCAAAATTTCTGTTGATGAATTAACTGATTCAATTAAAAAATCATCAAAGGAAACCGAAGAAAACACCGAGACCAAAAACAATAACATAAAAATCACCGAAGAACTTGCCGACAGCACATCGACACTCGTCAAGAATCTTAACGAACTGGCTTCCGCCTACGCAGAGCAGGGGAAGAACGGCAATATATCCTATGACACTATGCTGAAGCTTATAGACGCAGGGTATACGCAGTGCATAAGCCTGGACAATGAAACAGGCAAGATAAAGCTGAATACAGAAGCGTACAAGGAGCTTGCAAAGGCAAAGCTTGCTTCACAGATAGCAGAGTACGATGCGACGATCGGCACGTCCGACACACCGAATATTAACTCATACTACGATCAGCAGGAATGGGAAGCAAAAAAGGATCTAAGGCTCAAGCGTGATGCACTGAAGACAATGTATGACAACTTCGATACCTATATGGAAGCTGGCAGTTTCAGTGGTACCGGCAGTTCTTCATCGTCAAGCAGTTCCGATAACGAGTTTAAGAAAGCTTCGGAGGCATACAAGACCGAAGCAGACAAGAAGATAGCCCTTATAAAGCGTGAACTTGAAGCAAAGAAAGAGCTTCGTGATGCTACTATAAAGGCTATTGATGATGAAATTGAAGCTCGCAAGCGTCTGAATGAGGACAACGATCTTGAAAAGCAGATAAATGAAGTTAAAGCACAGCTTAAATACAGTCAGCTTGACGAATTCTCCCGTGAGCAGATGGAGAAAAAGTTGCAGGGATTGTACGATGATAAGGCGGAAAAGGACTGGCAGAGAAACGCACAGGCTCGTAAGGATGCCGCAAACGCAAAGTATGAAAGCGAGCAGAAAAGCTACAACAATCAAATCAGCGCAATCAACGAAAGTCTGAAAACCGTACAGCAGATAATGTCGGCTATGGCCGATGGCTCAAAAACCGTTGAAAGCATAGTCAATAACGACAACACACGGAATAACACGGCGAACGTTAACCTTATCGGTACGGCTCTGACAATGGCTCAGATAACAAAGGCGGTCAAGGACGCACTGATGGACGATATTGTAATCAGATAGGAGAAAAGTATGGAGAAAATCACATTTTCAACCGTTCTCGGCACGGCGGTGACTATCGATGATGTTAATACATCATCCGACGCAGACGGATACATACCGCTCCACCTGCTTAGCTTTGAGGGAAATGCTCTCGGATATAAGCACGACAGCTCCGAGCGTGTAGGCTTTGACGGTGCGGGATTTTACGGCGCAAAAGCAAATGTCCGTACTATCACCGCAGAAATTGCTCTGCTTCCTCGCAACGGAAAGCCGGCTACAATGTACGAACTTCGCAGAAAGCTCCTGCGGTACTTTCCCGCCGGTGTTGAAGGTACGCTGAAATACACGAACAGCGCCGGCAAGACATATCAGATTGAGGGCGTTGTCAGTGAGCTTCCTGCGGTAGAACGGCAGGCAGGTGTGCTGTGCACAGCGAAAATATCGATACTGTCATACGTTCCGTTCTGGCGTGTAAAAGCGGCAGATGTGGAATTGTCGGCAGCTGCGGGAAAAACGCAGTCGGTAAATTTCACAGCGCAGACTGAGGATAAAGTGCCGGCTATGCTCAGCATAACGGCAACAGCTGCCATGACGGGTACCGATACGCATTCGGCAATAATTACGCTTTCGGGGCGTGAAATGCCTGTGTCGTACAACAGCATGAGCGTCTACGGCAAAGAGCCACAGGGAACATACAAAAGCGCCACAGGAGAGCTTCAGCTGACAAAATATCTGAGCACAAGTGATGTGATAAACATCGACTGGGGGCTGCTTGGCAAGGTGTATATACCGTATTCGCAACGTTCCGGTATCGACCTGATAAAGTCAACATCGCAGTATATCTATCCTGGCAATAACAATTTATCGGTAAAGAACATTGCAACAGCAGGCACGATAAAAGCAAAGCTGGTGCGTTTTGATTATGTAAGGAGTATCTGATGATAGTTAGAGTATACGATTTTTTATCGGTAAAGAAGCCAAAATTCTCGCAGAATCTCGTCGGTATCGTATCTGATGTTGAAAGTTTCAAGTATACACGCAGAGCATACGACATCGGCAGTTTCGAGATGATAATACCTACACATGCTGATGAAGCCGGATGTATACAGCCGGACCGTATGCTGATAGTCGGGGAAAAGCTCGGTCAGACATATATAGCAAGCGATCCGACAAAGCGTATAGTAAGAGGAACGTTTCTTTATGTTACAGACATTGAGAAGAAGGACGATAAGATAACCGTCACCGGATATGATTTAAAGTATCTGTTTGCACTTCGAGTCACGCTTTTCCCGAAAGAAGAACAGGACAAGGGAACATACGGCTATTATGTCACAAGCGGCACGACATTTTCGTGTATCTCGGATATCGTCAACTACAATATCGTAAACGCTACAGACAGCGACAGACAGATATACGGTATGTTTGGCATAACGATGCCTGTAAATCAGATCAACGCAGACCCGCCGCTTACGGGCATACAGGATGACCGCTACATGACACGACTTGAGCCTGTCAGCACAGCAATTTTTAATCTGCTAAAAAACTGCAAGACGCATTTTTACGATATGCGGCTGATTATAGATGATAATGCAGAGGACGGCGATAACTATAATCCGCATATGGAATCAAGCGAGGACAAGCCGACTATCATCATAGACGAGAGCAGATACAACATCAAGAGCTATACTCGCAAGGACGGAACATCAGCATACAAGAACGCTATATATGCCGTAGTCGGTAGTGGCGATGATGTCACGATAAAATGCGTGAAGCGTCCCGATGATACCGCAAGCGGAGTAAAGCGTAAAGAGGTTGTGCTTGATGTCGATACCGACAGTGTAGCCGAGATAGACAGATACGCACTAAAAGCGGCGGAAGAATATGTAATATCCGATGATTTTGAGATAGAACCACTGTTTATGGACGATGAAACCGAACCTGAGCTTGCGCAGAAGGTATCCATCCGCATTGACGGGGTAGAGTACGAAACGGTCATAACCGAGATCACGGACGAGTACGCAAACGGCAAACACACGCAAAGCTATGCCTGCGGTGACAAAAAGCTGAAGGTGCTTAATGTGCTGAACAAGGCAACGGCAGGAAATACGCAGAAAATCATAAACAACAAAATCACTACCGGCAATGCTGGCGGTGTCGGCAAGTTCACCGCTACCGGAATCGGCTGTGAGATATTCAACGACTATGAAAATAATATCGCAAGCTCGCTTTATGCACACGCTGAAGGAAACGGCACGAAGGCAACAGCACCAAGCACACACGCAGAAGGAAACAGCACCACAGCAAGCAGCACATACGCACACGCAGAAGGGAGAGAAACAACTGCTTCAGGGCAGAGTTCGCACGCTGAAGGAGAGAAAACCACAGCAAGCGGTGCGTACAGCCATGCGGAAGGATACAATGCCGCTGCGAGCGGCGGATACAGCCATGCAGAAGGGTATAATGCCGTTGCAAGCGGTTGGTACAGCCACGCAGGCGGTATTAACAGCGAAGCGAAAGCAGACGCATCATTTGCTCACGGCGAGCATGCAGTATCCAATTATCGAGGCGGTGCGGCTTTCGGCATCAGCAACAAGACCAAAGACGCACTTTTGGTTGTCGGAAACGGCTCGCCGGGAGGAAGTTACGAAAGCGATGCACTTGTGCTTGATAACGTAGGAAATCTGTGGGTGGCAGGTAGTATAAAGTGCGGCGGTGGC